AAAGTCAGACTTGTAGAAGTCGTAAGAACCTCTTCTGAAGCCAGAGAAACCTAAATTTAACGCCATGTCTTCAGAGTTGTTAAACACACCATAAGAAGTACCACCAGAACCGTAAGAGTTCATAGCAGCTAACATATCGTCAATAGCTAAACTAGTTGATCTGTTAACAAACATCATGTACTCTTCAATAGCACCTTGCTTGTCAAACTCAGCTAAAATTGCATCAAACTCAGCTAAATCAGTTCTAGGGTTAACGCCAGTAACACCAGAAGTTAAATTACCTCTATTAGTAATAGCAGCGAATAAACCTTCAGTACCTGTTCTAACATCACCGTTAGCAGAGAAAGCGTCTTCAGTTAAGTCTTCAGAAGATACTAAACCAGATACAGATCCATCATCAGCGATACCACCAACTTCACTTTCTAACATTGCCATTTCAATGTAGTCAGTAAAACGAGCTCTTGTATCAGCTTCAGCTTTTAAGTACCATAAGTAACCTGATTGACCATTTTCAGCAGAAACTTCTACCCAACCAATTCTAGATGCATCAGAACCTGATACTTCGTAGTAATCCTTCATTATAATTGGTTTATTCATAAAAGATTTAAAGCTAGGCTCGTTAGCAGTTCTAGAGTTTAATGTAGCTCCAGCAGTAGCAACATCAGTTGCAGGTGAATAACCAGTAGCTTTTTGAAACTCAGAACCATAAACTAATATAGTAATCGCATCAGTATCTTCAAAGCCAGCACTATCTAAAGAAGCAGTACCATAAGGCGCTACTTCTACCGCGTCGCTACCTCTAATAGCTTCTGTTACTAAACATTTTACTACACCAGCGCCACCAGCAATAATAACAGTATCGTTTACTCTAATACCATGATTAGTACCTATATCGTTACCATCAATATCGTTTTGTATCTCTATAAGACCACCAGATACAACAGTACCACCAGCTTTAGTAGTTACTACACCAGTATAAGACAAGTGTAATCTTGATTGTTCAGACCAAACGACTTGATCAGCCGTCATAGCCTCTTCAGCACCAACCTGAGCAAGGAAACCAGAAATTGTACGAGGTCCAAAAACCTCAGCTTCTTTTTCCATCAAGTCTGGCACGTATTGTTGCGCCCAACCTTGTCCAGCTGTTGACGCAAGATCTAAATAATTTGTGGAGAGTGTTAACTGCCCAGTAGCAGGAACACTATTTAAAATACCTCCAGGAGTAATTGCCATAATTAATAATTTTTAAATTGTTATTTTTTGTTTTTAATTCTAAATTTAAAGTCATTAGAATTATTACCTAACACTTTTACTTTTATACCGCCTGTATTTATTTGACCATTAAACTCTTGTCTTGGCTCCATACTAACGTTTTTAGATTTAGCTATACTTTCTTTTAAAGCATCAGCTTTACCTTGTTCATAAAAATGTTTTGCAATAGCGTCAGGATTCATAGCTGTAAACAAACCTTTGTGATAACCTTTAGTATCTTGCATTTCGTTATTTTTATCAAGGAACTTCCCTATAAAATTACTAATGTCACTTTGGTTTTCTTTAATTTTACTTGTATCTTTAACGTTAAATCTAAATTTTTTATCTCCGACATTATACTCAAATCCTTTAAAGTCTTTGTTAAATAATTGATTTGTTTTGTTTAGAAAAGTACGGTTTTGTTTTTCGTTAATTTCCTTTTGTTCTTTTGACTCTTTGTTGTATCTATTGAAAAAATCAATGGCTTTTTGTTGCTCACTCGTCAACTTATTACCGTATTGTATTTCTTCATAATACTTGGTTTTTGCACTTTCTAAGTGCGACTTTGCTTGAGCAACTTGCTCCTTCAAAGCTAGTTTTTTTCTTTTTATATCTCTTGGCTCATCTTCTTCTTCGTCAAATGAAAAAGCATCTTCCATCATAAACTCTATTTCTTCTGAGTTGAGATGAGGTTTTGTTTGTTTGTAATATTCTTTTAATAAAGATATATTATCTAGTTTAGAATAATCTTGATTTAATTTTACATAATCTTCTAAACTACCGCCTGTTTCGTTCATAAAGTCAACAAGCTTTTGTATGTTTTCTGGAAGAGGTTTACCAGTTTGCTCTGCTTCAGCTACAGCTTCTTCAGCTTGCTCAGCTAATTCTTCAACTTTTTCTTTTACCTCTTCTTCTTTTATTTCTTCTACGACTGGAGCTTCTTGTGTTTCTGCTTCCGGCTGTACTTCTTCTTGTTTTTGTACGGGCTCGGCGTCTTCAACGAGTTCAACCACTCTTGAGTCGTCAGTTGTATTTTCTGTAGTTTCTTCTTTGGTTTCATTTGTTTCTTCTGGTTTTTTAGTTAAATCAACTTTTATAACGTTGTCTTCTTGATTAGTTTTAGGTTTATTAAGATCAACTTTAACAACATTGTCGTCTTTTTTTTGTTCTACAACCTTTTCAGCTGTATCTTCTTTTTTGTTTTTTGCCATAATAAAATATTATATAATTAATAAATTGCTTATCTAGGTCCAAACATAGACATATCACCAACGTTTGCCCCACCTAGTATATCATTACCTGATGACTCAAACTTTTTAGCTGGTAAATTATTTTTTCTTTGATCTATAAGTTGTGACTGTTGAGAAGCTTGTATTCTTGTTCTTTCATCTTTACGATCTTCTTTTTCTTTGTCTTTTTGTTTAGCATTTTGTACTTCCATGTTTTTTAACCTCATGTTAAACTCAAACTCTAAAGTCATTAGCTGTTGCTTTGCTTGCATTTCATATTGAAGTTTTTGTGCTTCTAGTTGAGCTTTTAATTGTTCAATTTGTGCTTCTGACTGTGTTAGTGCTTGTTGTTTTTGCACTTCCATTTGAGCAGCTGCCTGTTGTTGTTGAGCATTTGCTTGCGCTTGTGCTTGCATGTTTTGCTCTTTCATTAACTGGTCTTGTTGTATTTTTCTTTTTCTACGTATTTTAAGAACTTGATTAGCAAGTTTAACGTTGCTTATTTCTCTAACATCAATAGCGTCTTCTAAATCTATAGTTTGCTGTTGTAATGCCATTTGAATATTATTTTCAAGCATAGCTTTTTCTTCTTCGTCAGGCATTAACTCTATAAATATACCAAAGTCGTATAGATGTAAGCTAGACATTTCTTCTAAAGTAGCAACGTTATGCACGCCTATACTTTGTATAAAAGCATCTTTTGTTGGTGAATATTCTATAATATCAGATATTCTAAGTGATAATTGTTCTGCAACTTCTGCTGTTAAAAACAAACCAGAGTCTAATATATGTCTTGTAGCAGTATTACTGTTTGCTGCTGCTATTTTTTGTATACCAACCAAAGCTCTTTCATCTGGCATACTACCATCTCTAGCTTCATTTAATCCGGTTACATCACGTATCATTTGTAAATAGTAATTATAATTACCTATAAGAGCTTGTATTTTATTACCACCACTACCACTAGTTATTTCTTGTATTGGTACTTTACCAGGATTCATATCACCATCTTGCGTAAACGATCTACCAATAACACTACCTGTTTGGAAGAACATGTTTAAAGCTTCTTGTGGATTATAGTTTGTACCATTACCTAAATCTATTTCAGCTAAACCATCAGCATCAAGATAAACACCATCTGGTACAAGTCTTGACATAACTTGTTGTAGCTTTAAATGCGTGAGCTGAATCATATCAGCAAAACCTATTATTCTTCTAACTAGAGATTCTATATTACCATTGTATATCCTTGGCGCTACTAAGTGATAGTTCATTTTAACTTTATTATAATCACTTTTAGGCCTAGTCATATTTTTAGCCATACCCCACTTTAATAGTCTATTAGAGCCAAGTATAAATGCACCTTCGTATAGGCACTCTACTTTTCTTTGTAACTTCATAAAGTTACCTTGTAAGTCTTTTGGTGGGTTAAAGGTGTCGTCCTTTTTAATAGCTTTTTCAGAACCGCTACCAGTTTCTTTTACTTTATAAACATCGTTCATATAAGTCTTGTAATTAAAATACAATACTTGAACTTTGTTATTATCTATTTTGTCATTAGTACTATAACCAAACTTAGTATTACCGGTGTAACGATTATAGTTTTTAATTATATCTTCTAAATCAGTTTGAGTTAAATTAGGAAACTCTCTAACTAATTCGTTTATAGGAATAGTTTTAACTTCACCAACATAATATATATCATCAAAATATGGTGATTCAGTATATGAGTAAACTAAATTAGCAGGATCTACATAATCAATAGTAACACCTTCAGAAGTATTAAAACCTGTTTTTACACAAGCCATACCTAGTACTGTAAGATCGTAGAAGTATCTTTTCTTTATAAGCTCGTAATCATTGCCTTCCATTAAAACTTTTAAAGCCTGCTCTTCCGCTATCTCTACAGCTTGCTTATAAGTTAACTGCATGTGCAATTGTAGCTCTTCCAATGTTTCAGGTAGTTGTTCAGGTGGATTATCCATAACGTTA